AACGTAAGAAAGTCTATCATGGTTGATTTTAGTGTTGATGACTATCCAATTGCATTTGAATTAATAAAATTTTTTAAAGAAAGAAAATGTGATATAGGAGTTATGTTAATTGATTACCTTAAAAAAGAAAACAGTAAAAAAGAAAAGTGAGGGGTTAGGTGATACAGTCGAAAAAATCACAAAAGCAACCGGAATAAAAAAATTAGTTAAGTTCGTAGCTGGTGACGATTGTGGGTGTGAAGAACGTAGAAAAAAATTAAATAAGTTGTTCAGCTATGCGCCAGACGTAAAATGTCTTAAAGAAGATGAATATCATTTTTTAAGTGGTTGGTTTGCTTTAGAACGTAACACCGTTTCACCCCAAGAACAACAAGATTTAAGAGATATTTTCAATAGAGTATTTAACAAAAGAACAGATCCAAGCAGTTGTTCAAGTTGTGTACGTGATATGATTGATAGACTAAAAACTGTATATAATGAGTATGAAAGTAAAAATTAGTAAAGTAAAGCCAAATAAAGACAACCCAAGATTAATAAAAGATCACAATTATAATCGGTTAGTTAAAAGCATTGAGGAATTCCCAGAGATGCTTGAAAAACGCCCTGTGGTGTGTTTTACGGATAAAGATAACAAATATGTTGTCTTAGGTGGAAATATGCGCTTAAAAGCCTCAATTCAAGCTGGTCTGAAAGAAATACCAATTTTACTTGCAGATGACTGGAGTGAAGAACAAAAAAAACAATTTGTAATAAAAGATAATGTAAGTAGTGGTCTTTGGGATTGGGATATGTTGGCAAATGAGTGGAGTAGTGAAGATCTTAGTTCATGGGGCTTGGAAGTTTGGCAAGATGAAAAAACTGATTATGATATTTTAGATGACTTTGATATTGATGAAGAAGTTGATCAAATGAGTTCAAACGTAAGAAAGTCTATCATGGTTGATTTTAGTATTGATGACTACCCAGTTGCATTTGAATTAATAAAATTTTTTAAAGAAAGAAAATGTGATATAGGAGTTATGTTAATTGATTACCTTAAAAAAGAAAAAGAAAAGCTATGAAAAAAGTTGAGTTAATACAAAAAGATCACAATGTAAAAATAGGTGATAAATGTGGTCATATAAAACCAAATATCACAGAAGATACACTTTTCATTTTTGAAGGTGAAATAATAGGCTTCTATTTAAAAGATATTTCAGAACATTCAGAAAAACTTTCTAAACTTATTGCAATAGCAAACAAAGAATTGAGAAGTAAAAACGTGCCAAAAAGTGTTATGTCAAGATCTTCTGGTATGCACTCAAAAGAAAATGCAGTATTACAATACTCAACTATACTTGGTGGCGTTCCACCTAAGCCCCACATGAGAAGAACTTACCCAACTATTTCTTCAGTACATGATAAGCCAAGTGCAAAAACTTTTATTAAAGCAATGCTTTTAAGTTGTCAAGAAAGTGAAAATTTAATAAAAAAAATAGCACCAAAAATTTATGAAAGACAAGTTAAATTGATTGAAGAAAATGTGCCCAAAAAATTTAGGTTTAGTAAAATGTTTACTTCTTCAATTTCTAATTATAATATTTCTGCTCCATTTCATAGGGATAATGGCAACATAAAAGGTTGTGTGAATGTTATAATAGCGAAAAAACAAAATGCAACTGGTGGAAATACAACTGTTCCGGATTATGATGCTACTGTTGACAGTTGTGATAATTCAATGTTAGTGTACCCAGCATGGAGAAATGTACACGGTGTTACACCAATAGTCCCAACACATAAAGACGGTTACAGAAACAGTTTAGTATTTTACCCTTTAAAAGCATTTAAAAATCATTTTTAAAAATTAAATTATGGCAAATGAAAAAAATTTAAAACCAGCTTGGAAAAAGGGGCAAAGTGGTAATCCAAAAGGAAGACCAAAAGGATCAAAAAATAGATCTACGATTGCAAAAAAATGGTTAGAAGTAAAGGAAAAATTTAGAAACCCAATCACAGGAGAAATTGAAGAACTAACCCAGGAAGATATAACTACTTTAGCGCAAATTTTAAAAGCAAGAAAAGGTGATACGAATGCTTATAAAGCACTTGAAGATAGTGCCTATGGTTCACCAACCCAACAAATAAACCAAACAATAACAGATCAACCACTTTTCCCAGATGTTCAAGAGGACGAAAGCGATCAATAAAATACTTGCTTTAAAAAAGCGAATTAAAATTATACAAGGTGGTACAAGTGCTGGAAAAACTTACGGCATAATTCCGATCTTAATAAATAAGGCAATCATTAATCCAAATCTTGAAATTTCAATTGTGGCTGAAAGTATGCCACATTTAAGACGTGGGTGCATTAAAGACTTTATCAAAATATTAAAAGAAACAAACAGATATAATGACGAAAACTTCAACAAAAGTTTTTACAAATATACTTTTTCAAACGGTTCTTTTATTGAATTTTTTTCTGTTGAAGATTCAACCAAGTTACGTGGTGCACGTCGTGACATTTTATATTGTAATGAAGCAAATAATATTTCTTTTGAAGCTTACAATGAGTTATCAATAAGAACAGTCAAAGAAGTTTTTCTTGATTTTAATCCTTCAAATGAATTTTGGGTGCATACAAATTTAAAAGATGATCCAGATGCAGACTTTTTAATCTTAACTTATAAAGACAATGATGCACTTGATAAAAGAATTGTAAAGGAAATTGAGAAAGCAAAAGAGAAAGCCGAAACAAGTAATTATTGGCGTAACTGGTGGCGTGTTTATGGTTTGGGGTTGGTCGGTAACCTTGTGGGCGTTGTTATAGAAAATTGGGCTGAAATAGATCATATTCCAAAAGAAGCAAAACTACTTGGTGTTGGTCTTGATTTTGGTTATTCTGCTGATCCAACTGCAATAGTTGAAATATATAAATACAATGACAAAAGAATTGTAAACGAAATATGCTATCAAACTGGTTTGGTAAATTCAGAAATAGCAAAAAAGTTACCTAAACATACTTTAGTTGTTGGTGACAGTGCTGAACCAAAAAGCATAGAAGAAATTAGAAGGTTTGGAATAATGATTAAAGGCGCTACAAAGGGGCGTGATTCAATATTACATGGAATTCAATTAATGCAGTCACAAGAATATTTAGTGACTTCTCAGAGCAAAAATTTGATCAAAGAATTAAGATCTTATATTTGGGACACCGATAAGACAGGTAAACAATTAAACAAACCAAGACCAGGAAACGATCACTTAATTGATGCTTTAAGGTATCATGAAAGCGAAAATTTAGGAAACAAGAATTATGGGCAATACCATATAAAGTAATACAAATAACAAAAAAACCGTTCATGTAATATGAAAGTTGATGTAAAAATACCAACCGATTTAAAAGATATTTGGTTAGGCACTTACCAAGATTTTATGCAAGTGGCTGAAAATTCAAATGATGATGAATTTATTTATGAGAAAATGATTCAAATATTTTGTGGAATAGAATTAAAAGAAGTTGTGCAGATTCGCTGGTCTGATGTTCAGCATATAGCAACCAAAGTTACTGAAGCATTCAAACAAAAACCAACCTTTCAAAAAACTTTTACATTAGAGGGTGTTGAATTCGGTTTCATTCCAGATCTTGAAAATATAAGTTTTGGTGAGTTTATTGATTTACAAAGTAATATTGATAAGATTGAAAACTTGCATAAAGCAATGGCAGTTATGTATAGACCAATTACAAAGATCAAAAAAGACAAATATGAAATAGAAGATTATGTAAGTAGTGCAAATTATTCGGAAGTAATGAAATATGTTACTATTGATATTGCACTTGCTTCAAAGGTTTTTTTTTGCGATTTGCAAAACGAATTACGGATAAGTACCCTGTCATATTTGGAAAAACAGATGAAGACGAAGGAATTGAAAACGATTTCAGCAGAAGGGCTGCGTTCAATAAAAACTGGGGGTGGTACTCATCTATCTATGGAATCGCTAACGGTGATCTTACAAGATTCAATGAAGTTACAAAACTGCCCTTACAAAACTGCCTTACATGGCTCACTTTTGAAAAGCAAAAAAGAGATATTGAAAATAGTGAGATCCAAAAACAATTAAATAAAAATAGAAGATGAGTTATTATAACATACTTGAAAAAATTAAAACAGAACTGGATAACGATCCTTTTACAAACACTACAACTGAAGGTGATTTAAATGATGTTGATTTATCAAAACAAACAATTTTTCCCCTTACACATATTATAGTAAATAATGCAACTTTTAGAAGCAATATTATTGCTTATAGTATTTCAATTTTAGCAATGGACGTGGTAGATTTTAGCAAGGAAGAAACAACCGATAAATTTAGAGGAAATGACAACACCCAAGATATTTATAATACTCAAATTGCGTTACTCTC